TTAAAATCTACATATATTGGATTATTATTATATGTTGTATTTAATGATGGTTTAAATGACCATGATTTTAATAACCATTTTACTTTAGACGATGATTTAATTAAACCATTAATATCAAGCTTTATTAATGGACAACCACCTGTATCATTATCTTCCATATTGCCAAGACCTTCAATAAATTCTTTTAAGTGGTCTATGTCCTGTTTAACGTTTTTAGATGCTAGACTTCCTTCAAGTTTATTATTTTTTATAGAATTACCAATATCTCTAAACGAAATTTTTTCATTGCCAAGACTATTTTTTAAACTATTCATAATTCCAGCTAATTCTTCACCTTTATCATAAGCTTGATAAACAGATTGTGCTTGTGATGTTATAGTATCAGAAAGTCTAAAATATTGTGGTGTTGTTACAAAAACTAATAAACGAATAATATCATTAAATGCAGAGGTATTATAATAGTTATTTATCGGATATGCTCTGAATTTAAAAGATATACTTAATGGTTCGGCAGATTTAGGAAATTGTTGTGTCCAACCATCAGTTACTAATGGTGGTTTGTAAGTATTTCTTTGCTGAGCAAACATTTTCATCCACTTGTGCTGGGTAAACTTCTTAATTTTTTCATTAAGAACTGCAGCTGGAGAATCACCCCAAGTAGTAGAATATGAAATTTCAGGAATTTCGTCAATGATTCCACTAACAGTAGTTTTACCAGCAAGAAAGTTATTCATACTTTCCACATCTTCTTGACACGTGGTAACAGTAAGAGTAACAGTATGTGCTCTTGTGTAAGGAGAGTCGTTCAAATCTATAATATTTGAACCAGTTGGCTGATTATAATAACTAATTAATGCCATATATTATTCTTCTGCTTTACCTGCTGGAACGATTGGTTCTTGGTCTTTAACATACTTGAACCACTTAGATAATGTAGTATTTATAGTATCAAGTGTTGTTTTAATTGCTGCACTCTGATCATCCTTCTGCATCTGAGAAACATACTGTGCAGAAATATTAGACTGTGTATTATCAGCATTATTAATACTTGCAACAGTATTATTTTCTTTTAAGATAGTCATAACAGACTTTGCAACAGCATTACTGAATGCATCAGTTGTAGGATTCATTACATCTGATGTGACTTTATCTTTAATTTCACCAACAGCAGTTTTAATATCAGTTAATATATTAGTTATTGGAGAAAGTGCTTGTTCAAATGCATTGACTGTTGGAGATGTCTTTGCTTTAGAAGTTTCAGAAGCAGTTTCTTTCTTTTCTTCTGATGCTCCGCCAAATAACCACTTAATACCTTTAATAACGGCTTTGATTAAACCACCAAGAAGACCAACTACGAGCGTTACAACAATATCAGCTAAGAATTTGACAATTCCTATGATAGCATCATAAATCATACCGCCAATCATAGCAAATACTTCTACAATTTTCTTAACTGCTTCTACAATCTTGTCACCAAAGAGGACGAATACAAGGATAATAAATCCGAGTAATAACAAGACAGCAGCGATGATTATAAGCCAACCACCGATAGAAACAGCAAGTTTAATACCTTCGAATACAAACTTTAATTTGTTCAATGCCATTTCAGCGATATGCTCGATGGTAGTACAAATTCTCTTGAATATACCGATAGAAACAGCCATTGAATGTTCAGAACTAGTAAATGTAATTCTTAAAATATGGAATGCAACTTCTAAGCCCCACTTAGCAATTAAGAACATGACCTTCATTACATGGAATACAGTAGTGAGTGTTGTTATTAATATTGCAGGACCTTTGAATAGCAAGAATGCAATTCCAGCGTAGAATATTATTGTCTTTGTAACTTCTTCAATTTTTTCTTTTATCGGTTTTGCAAGTTTATTCCAGAATCCTTTAAAGAATGCAATACCTAAAATTATATAAGGTAGCAAGTGCATAAATACACCTGCAATTAAAGCAACAGGATTTAAAATACCTTTTAAAATCTTTCCTAAACCAGCCATGAACTGTTTTCCATTAATTGGGAATTTTGGCGCTGGTATTTTAGGGAATTTCTTCATATCAAAGATAAGCTGACTCTGATTTCCCTTTGGATTGAGCAAACGTTGTCTTGCATCTGCTTCTTGACGTTTCTTTTCATTTTCAACAAATGCTTTTGTTTGTTCAGTTTGTGCTTTTACTTGATCACCACTTGTTTGTCTAATTGTTTCCTGATTATCAATAAATCCTTTTTCAACAGCTGTTTGTAAACCGTTGAATGCAGAAGCTAAAATTGGGTCCATTGCACTAGCGACACCAGTTGTTCCTTCACCTACGAAAGATTCTACATTTTCTGATGGTGGAGTTAAGGTCTCAGTTAATTGCGCATCTTGTGGGGCAGCAGTAGTTGTTGCTTTTTCAACAAAATCTTTCATTATTCCAGTAAGCTCTTTGATAGAAAGATCTATTCGCCAAGCTTGACCTTCAATAGTACTTGATATACGAGTGCTACTATACATCGTTTCGCTGATAAGGTTGCGAAGCGCTGATTCAATAGTAAATAGACTGCTGCTCCCTTTACCCCAAATATTATTCAATATTTTGATTTTTTCAGCTTCGTCTTTTATTTCACTAATACGATCAAGTTTATCCATATATACTATTTATAGTTTCTGATTTTTATAATAAAAAATCACTCCAAAATAGGAGTGATTTATATTAAATTCTGAAATTTTTAAAAGTATTTACCACCATCAAAATCAGTTTTTGGTTTTAGACCTTGTTTAGAGACTCTATAATAATAGTCATAATCGCCTTCTTTAAACTCTTCTGGATTAGAAGTATAATTTCCTTCTTCATTGAATTGAGAATAATAGGCAGAATATGGAACATTATATTGATCACGTAAGGTTTTATTACCGAAAGAGATTGTTTGGTCGACATTATGACCGAAACCAGATAATGACATATATTCTTTTTCAACAAGCCATTCATTAGTGTATTCAACACCCCAAACTTCTGGATTAAAACCAGATGTTATATCTTCTGGGTCTAAATACATTGGTTTATAACCAATAACATCGCCTTTCTTGACATGTTGTTCATTTATGATACAGTCAGCAGATGCATAAATTGGACGTGTGTGCAAGATTGGTTTATCTCCACTAACTGTTTCTGTAGCAGGAATCCAAATATTTGTTACTTTTGTAAGAAGTTTTGCATCTTCTTCGTAAGTAGTCAATTCATCAGTTTCCCTATAATCATATGTTGTTATATATGCAGAAGTTTTTATTCCTTTATATTCATACGGGACAAGTTCAGTCTTTGGATTACCGTTCAATACATAAGTATGACCAACCTTTGTCTGATAAATCTTGCTGAATTCATAAGGAGTAGTTAAAGAACCATCTTTATTACCGAATGTTGCAGCATGATAAAGATAATCTCCTTTATTTAAAGTAATATAGGTATTAATCTTTTCAATAATCTGTGCATCTTTAATCGGCTTATAAAGGAATGCTTCCATTGTAAAGGTAAACGAAACCTTAATCTGTCTCCAGTCTTCTTCACCCATGGATTCGCTTTGAATGTCCCATGTCATATTTTCGAGTTTCATCTTGATACTTCTACGTTTATTGAAGAACCAGAATTCCTTAACATCAAAGAATGCAGCAGGCTGGAATCTTACTGCGATTTGTTCAACAATCTGTTCAGCATCTGTCATTTTCTCACAGTTTGCTTCCATGGAAACAGAAATATTATATGGAACTGGTTGGACATCAGACCAGAACTTATCTTGCTGGTCACATACCAAGCCTGCTCTTTCCAAATCCTTATTATAGAATGCACGAGTTTCATAAATGCCTTTTGCTCTTTCAGTTGCAAATTGCATATTATCCAATCTATAAGTAAGATTTGGTAAACTTATATAATATTTCTTACCAGATTCCTGTTCAGTTCTGAAGTCATGAGACTTGTTTCTTGGACCGAATTTAATCGGAACGTTGATTGTTTTAACTGGTTCACCGAACTTATTATAACGAATAACTTTCAATTCATTAAAGAAATTCTCGAACCCGATGAATAGACTACGCATTGTGTCTGCATAGAAATAATTTTGAGGATAGCCGAAATTAGGAGCTCCGTCAGCAGTTCCTTTCCAATATCCATTTAAACTTGGATCATACCCTTCTTGTGTGTAATTTGCCATAAGTAACCTTTAAATTATATGATATTTATAGAATTTAAAGACATTCTTTATAAATATAGAAACATCTAATTAAAAGGTTTAGTAAAATGTGGATGAAAACTGCTGAACTTCGAGGTCATCTCGAAGAAATTGAGATTACCAAAGAACAAATGGATGAATATGTAAAATGTTCTAAGGACATTTTTTATTTTTCTAAATATTTCTATATTTTGAGTGATGAAGGTGAAGTTCCTATCAAACTCAGAGAATACCAAGAGAGAATCGTAAAAATGCTTGTTGCAAAGTATTACGACAAGAATAATGATATTAGAAATAACAGAATCATTATGATGGGTCGTCAGTGTGGTAAGACTACTATTGCAACTCTTTATATTCTTTGGTATGCTTTATTTAATAACGATAAAACTATTGCTGTTCTGGCTAACAAGGAAGACCAAGCAAAAGAAATTATGCTTCGTATTCGTTCCGCTATTTTGAAACTTCCACTTTGGTTACAACAAGGAATTAATCCTGATAGAGGCGGTTGGTCAAAAGAAAGTATCGGTTTTGATAATGGAACAAAGATATTCTGTGCTGCTTCTGGTTCTTCTGCTATTAGAGGTAAATCTGTTGACTTGATGCTTGTCGACGAATTTGCGTTCTTGCCTGAAGAAGAAGCTAAGGACTTTATTAAGTCTGTTTTCCCTACCCAATCTGGTAGAAAGGATGCTATGATGATTCTTATTTCTACCCCGCACGGTATGAATGAATTTTATAATATCTGGATGAAAGCAATTTCTGGTGCAAGTTCTTATGTTCCTGCAAAGATTCAGTGGTATGAAATTCCTGGAAGAGATGAAGCATGGAAGAAGAGAATGATTCGAGACTTCGGTATTCAGATGTTCCAACAGGAATATGCTTGTTTAACTGGAGAACATAAAATAACAGTTCGATCCGAAGAAGGAATCGAACTAACGGAACCGATTTCAAAACTATATGAACTTTGGATGGACGGTTTTTTAAGATAAAAATAAAATCACCTTTAAAGGTGATTTTTTTTTATTTTCGTTTAAACGGATTTAATAATTTTGTATATTCATTTTCAGGATAATCTATCGATTTATCAGTAGGTTGATCCTTATATTTTAAATTTTCTACACTATCTATTCTTGTTCTATTTAATTTTTCTTCCCATTCATTTAATGAACGATGATAATAATGGAACAATCTAATATCACAATTTGATACATTTATTTTTGCTTTTGGTCCTACAACTTTTGGTTCAAATGTTGTATTATTTGGTAGTGTTACAGAATAATTATTAATAAAATGTGGATATACAAATTTTATATGATCCATAGTATTTTTTAAAAATCTATGAATAAATGGTTTTACATCAACAAATGTTTCTTGATTATATTTTTCACTGACATACTTACAATCATCAATCATTGGTTTTTGTCTTGTTTTTGGTGTTTTAGATGATTTATAAGAAATATTTGTTCTAGGAACACCAAATTGATAAATATCATTTTCATTTAATTTTTTTAAATAATCATTTATTGTTTTATATTTTGTTTTATCAAACCATAGATATTCGTCATCATCACAGAAAAATTGATATGTGTATTTATTATTTGTATTAACATATCTAGTATAATAATATTGTTGAACATTTAAAAATTTAGATTTATCATATAATAAAACAACATCTACTTTTTCATTATCTTTAAATTTTTCTTCTATATTACAACAAGTACTTTCATTATCTACAATAATAATATGGTCAAATCCACACCAATTTAAATAGTGGTCAACCCATGAATCTATATCGCATTCTTTATATAATTTTGTTATTAATATAACTTCAGAAGAAATTGGTTTTGTTTTATATGGATTTTTCAATTCACTAGTTCTAAACATTTTTCACCTATTAAATTACACTTTGATATTGTTCAGCAAAAGTTCTGAAAATTTCAATATACATTTTAATTATATTAACCGTTTCTTTTGCACTGAACTGATTGTTCTTAAATCCATCGGAGTCAATAAAATCTATCTTTAATTTGACCGTAGCATATACAGAACGCTGATTTACTGAATACCCTAGTATATCTATTCTGGAACCATTATCGACGTTCTGACGCACGTATGGAGCGAAATATTTATTTAACTGCTTAATATAACTCTTGACATCCGTATTTATTTCATTACGCATTTCAAAGATTTTAATTTTTAAAACAGCAAAAGCTTCAGTCTTAGTAACTTCGACACCTTTTAAGGCACAATTATCAATATCATGAACTAATAATAAAAGCTGATTTTTCAATAATATATTATCAGCCTTTTTCTTATCGACTTTTATAGTATTCTTTTTAAGTTGTTCAAGACAATAATTTGTTGGGACCATCGCATTATAGCCTTCATTGTAAAAATTAACAACAGATTCCATAAGTTCTCTTGGCATCTTAATTATATTATAACCAAAAGTTCTGACATTTCTTACTATTTTATTATAATATTTTGAAAAATCATTATTTTGAGAATTCTCATTAAGTGAGATAGAAGAACGAATAAAATCAATGGGGTTAACGTCATTAATATAAGCTTCAAACATTTTTTCCATATTAAGCTTAACATCTTTATTGAGATGCTTAGCCTTTCTTTCCATAATTTTTTCGACTTCTTGTTTATAATCTAAAAATTCCATAAGTTTCGTGTCCCAATAGTAGTCTTTTATTATTTATAGTTTAGGGGTTTACAATTATTTTAAAAAATGTTATATTTAGGTCAAACACTTAACAAAAAGGAAAAACATCTATGAAAAAAATCTATTCAATCTTCATTATGTTGACGTTTGCACTCTTTACGGGTTGTACGACAGTCGATGAAACTGAAAGAGCAGTTGTGCTTGAATTCGGTAAGTACAGCGAAACTTTCGGACCAGGATTGCATTTCTATAATGTGTTCATGAAGAGCATTGTTACGATTCCAGTCAAAACACAGCTTGAAGCAAGCACATTCGAAGCAGGTTCTAAGGACCTTCAGCAAGTTGTTGTATCGTCAAACGTTAACTATCACGTAGATCCGCAAGCGGTTGGTAAGGTATATTCGAATTATGGTGTAAATTATGTTCAGACTATTCTTCAGCCGAAGATTAAGGAAACGGTTACGTCTATTACGCCACAATATGTACCTGAAGAAATGTTGCAGAAACGAGAAGAAATTAATATCAGAATGAAAAATGCATTGAAGGCAAAGCTTGATTCTGCAGATGCACATATTATTATCGATGGTTTTACTGTAACTGGTTTCCAATTTACTTCCGCATTTAATACTGCTATTGAAGAAAAGCAGGTTGCAGAACAGAAAGCATTGAAGGAAAAGAACGTTCTTAAGCAGATTGAATATCAGAATGAACAGAAAGTCGCAAAGGCAAGAGCTGATTCCACCGAAATGGCAATTAAGATGGCAACATTGAAGTCTCAGTCTGGTAAGGAATACTTGATGCTCAAGTGGATTGAAAAGTGGAATGGTCAGTTACCGAATATGATGCCTGGTGATAACAAGATTATCCCGATGGTAAATGGACTTTAAAAACACCTAAAAATCTCCATATTTAGGGTCAAATCAAAAATACCAGTATTTTATACTGGTATTTTTATTTTTTAGTATTATTTCTATTATCTTTTGTCTTACTTAATCGCCACTTTAGAAAGTCTCTTACTTTCTGTAAATCTGGATATTTAACGACTTGGTTTTCTGTAATATCATTCCAAATATCCATATAGCCATTATACCAGCAGATAAACCACCAATAGTTTTGTGTCCCGTATGCACGATATGAAATAATATCTGGACGACATTCATCCATTTTTCTTACAAATAGATAAGATTCTTTACCAAAGTCATATCCGTCCTGGAAGAAAGAACCTAAGTCATATTGGGCAATATTATCGACCAATTCTTTATTTAAAAAGTTTGTTCTACTAGTTATATTATCCATATTATTATTTATATTTGATAATTATTATATAAATTACGATATCTTTCCATTATTAAATGTTTTCCTTTAATATGGTCAAATAATCCGTCAGTTCTTTCATGTGCTTGATGCATAATTTCAATATCTTTTGAAATTCCAACATTTAAACCAGCATACATAGCATCTATACCCATAGCTACATCTTCATAACCCCAACCTTTAGCAAATGTTTTACTGTCAAATAAGGCATTATCTATGCCATATTCTTTTTTCATAAATTCTATGTGTTTTAGTAATCCCGCTTTAGTTATACCAAAATTACATGACCAGCCAATCATTCCAGTAAGCATTAAATCCATTTTTTCATCAAATGTTTTTGCATTATTCCATGCTTTTATTGCACCAGAAGTTATCCTAAGATCGTCATAATTTAATGGTCTTTTTTGCCAAAGTTCATCCATATTAGCGGTCAATAAATCAGATGCTGGAACTTTTATGTTATCGATTGATGTATGTCTTCTAGTTCCAAAAACTAAATCATATTTTTCTAATAATTTCTTATAATTTACAATTACTTTTTTATTTGCTAGCCAAGAATCGCCATCTATAAAAATTAATGCATCTGTTTTATTATTAAGAAAATATGATATTACAGAATTTCTATTAGTGCATCTTCCAGGATTTTTACTATTATCAATTATATAAACATTTTTATAAAAATTAACTGGCATTTTACCATCTGATAATACATATATCATTGTAGGTATTTCAGTTTGATTATATATTGAAAAAATGGCTTTACTTAAAGATTCTTCTTGATTATGATTTGTTATTGCTATTGTTATATCCATGACATATTTATAAAAAGAAAACCGTCTTTATTCAAGACGGTTTATAATATTCCAATTTAAATTATTATTGCATTGACCATGCACTTGTTGTAGCATCCCAATGTAAATTGCCAGTTCCAAATGATGGACTTGATATAAAATCAAATAACTTACCAAGTGGAGAGTTAGGATCTGCTTTATAAGTTCTTGCGGAAACTGTACCATCAGCAGAAACAACCATTGCATTAGAACGTTCGATGATTTCTTCTTTATAAGAACCATTAACAGAATCAGTTAATTGATGTCTACCATTACCAATTACAAATAATGCACCAGAAGTAGAATTAATATCATCTGCACTAATACCATTAGTTCCAGGCATTGCTGTATTAAATCTACCAATAACAAGCTGAGATTCATTTGCAATTAAATCTTCACCGATTGCCATAGAGAAGTAACCAGAAGTAATGTTACCTAAACCAGCATTAAATTGGTTAGAACCAGCAATAGATAATGAATTAGCACCAATAATAAAGTTATTACTTATTATTGTATCATTTTCAGTATCGCTATCATCTTTATTATATCTTATTGCATTTCGAGCACCGAAAATAAAGGAATCATTAACTTGTTTTGATGCAATATTATAAGAACCAACAAAGAAGTTACGCTGAACCTGATCTGCTGAACTTGCTTTATTATGAAATTCATGGCTATTTGTATCAAATCTATTATAGCTGTCGTTGACAGTACCAAAAGCATTTCCAAAACCAATTAAATAGTTATCACAGACTGGATTACCATTAGTGTGAACTGCATAAATAGCGTTATTTTTACCAATTAAAATATTTCTTGTTATTACGCCATTAATAGCATTTGTTTCAGTATTAGCAGATAAATTATTATTAATACCAATTATAATATTTTCATTATCAACAGGTGCATGATAACCTAATCTACTACCATGTAATTCATTACCTTCACCAATAATGAATGATCTTTCTCCAGAAGCTAAGTAGTTATTAGTACCAAATATACCGCACTGAACACAAGCCTCAGCATAAGATTGACCAAGAATTTGAACGCTGTTACAGTTCTTTAATTCTTGTGCACGTCGATGTGGCCAATAAGAATCAAAACCATCACCAAATGCAAATGAACCATAAGAATTTACTGCTTTTGTGTTAAATAATACATTATTTTGTGTTGGATTATTACTAAATGTAGTATATGAATTCCCTAGTACTGGTCTTGCAGAATTTACAGTTAATTCACCATTAAATATAAAGTTATGAATAAAATACTCATTTCTATCATCATTAGTACTATATAAATCAGCTCTAATTTTAGAATGTAAAATAATATTACTATTTATTTCTGCATTATCACCAAGATATTGTGTATTTGCATTAACAAAACTAGCAGAAAAATCAGAATGAATAATAGTATTATTATTTATGTGTGTAATTTTGTTAAATATTAATTTATTATCAGTATATTGTCCATCATAAGAATTTAAGAAAATATTTTCATTAATAATTCCATCACCATGTTCATCATCTACTGCTTTTGAACCTGCAGAGAAAGATATATTGTTAAATATATTATTGTTTATATGGTTATATCCACTAAGATACATACCATAAGTATTTGTCATAATATTATTAAGGAAATAACCTTTAGGCAATATTATAGGATTTTTAATAGAATTAACATTATATAAAATATTATAGTTTATGCATGCATCGTCTAAACCATATGCAGAAATACATTGTTTTGTGTCACCAATATAACCATCAAATGATATTTCATTAAAGACGTTTCCATGAATAATTGGTGCACCAATATCAAATTTTCTGGAATTATATGCAGCATGTAATATTATATTATTATCTAATTGACGTGCAGAAAAATCAACCTGACCATTAAAATGTTTAAATATATTATTACTGGCCTGACTTACTGTTATTGTTTCAGTAGAATAGTTATCAAGATTATCAAAATAATTATTAAAGAACTCACCACTAAGATTTAATTTTTCAATATTTCTTAAAACATTTCTATTTAATTTTCCAGTGCCACTAAAATTAACATAACGTAAATTAAAGAAATCATTATAACAAATTCCAGGGAATGATGAATTTTGCGTATTCTTAAATGTTAAATCAGTAACATGTTTAAATATATTACTTACAATTGGTGAACCATAATCTCTAAAGTCAACAATAAACTTAGAACAGTCGTCAAAATTATTGTGGTCAAACGTATTATACAGTGTTCCTGGTTTTCCAGAATAAGTAACATTTGAGTGATAAAGAACATTTAAACCTGGGCCGCAATTGCTACCATTAGCACTAAATGGATAACCACTTACAACAGATTCAAATGCAATATTCATATGTCCATCAACATCAGAACGGACATTTATATTTCTATAACCAACAGATTTTGTATCAAATATAAGATGTTCAGTATAACTATTACCACAACATTTTGGTGCACCAATAACAATATTTTCACCACCGGATGCTAAAACACCTCGACCGATTGCAATATCGTAGTTACGAATAGCAGAGTTTGCAAGACCAAATGCTAAT